TACTGATGGCAATCGAGCGAAGAGAGCAGCAAGCGGGAACCGCAGACGATCCAGACATCATTCCTATGGGTAATGAGGTTGAGGTCATTCCTGAACCTAGTCGAGAAGATCAAATCCGCGAAGCCGCGCAGATCCTTGTGCTCGAAGAGCAAATCCTTGTGGATGATGAGATAGACGCGCCTGTTGGCGTCAGCCCTGTGGAGGATTTCAACGAAAACCTCGTTGACCGTTTGGACAAGAGTGAATTGTCTAGTCTCGCAGGTGACGTGCTTGCCTCGATCAAAGCCGACATTGATTCTCGATCCGAGTGGGAAAAGACGTTCACCGATGGTCTGAAATATCTGGGGATGAAGTTCGATGAATCTCGATCAAATCCGTTTCAAGGCTCCACTGGTGTCATTCATCCGATTCTTGCAGAGGCGGTAACACAGTTTCAGGCTCAGGCGTATAAAGAACTCCTGCCAGCAAAAGGCCCAGTAAAAACTGAAATCGTCGGTGCTCGTAATGCAGAAGTAGAGGCCCAAGCAGAGCGTGTTCAGGACTTTATGAATTACTACATCATGAACGTGATGCAGGAGTACGACCCTGAACTCGACATGCTGTTGTTCTATTTGCCGTTAGCAGGTAGTGCGTTCAAGAAAGTATATTTCGACACCGCAGTCAGCAAGGCGATGAGCAAGTTCATTGAGCCACAAGACCTCGTCGTGCCTTACGAGGCAACTGATTTGTCTAGCGCAGAGCGCGTTACGCACGTTCTGAGCATGAGCAAAAATGAGATACGCAAACAGCAACTCAGCGGTTTTTATGCAGATATAGAGTTGAGGGGTGGTGCATATCATGTTTCGCGTGACGAGATAGAGGAAGAGATTGACGAAATCGAAGGTCAGTCGCCCAGCTACTCTGAGGATCGAGATCGCACAGTCTATGAAGTTCACACCATTCTAGAGATACCCGGTTACGAAGACGTTGGCGCTGATGGAGAGCCTACCGGACTCAAGCTGCCTTACATTGTGACGATTGACGAGCCAAGCCAACAGGTTCTGTCGATAAGAAGAAACTATCTGCAGGACGACCCACTCAAGCAGAAGATAAATTACTTTGTGCAGTATAAATTTTTGCCGGGGCTGGGTTTCTATGGGTTGGGTCTCAGTCATATGATTGGCGGTTTGGCAAAGGCATCCACGAGCATTTTGCGCCAGCTTATCGACGCTGGAACTTTGGCAAATCTACCTGCCGGCTTCAAAGCACGAGGCATGAGGATTCGCGACGAGGATGATCCACTGCAACCCGGCGAGTTCCGCGACATTGACACAACGGGAGCGTCACTCAGAGAAAACTTAATCCCCTTGCCGATCAAGGAGCCGAGCAATGTTCTGATGAGCCTTCTCGGATTGCTGGTTGAGTCAGGCAAACGGTTCGCAAGCATTGCCGACATGAATGTCGGTGACATGAATCAGGCCATGCCAGTCGGCACCACAGTCGCGTTGTTAGAGCGCGGCACTAAGGTCATGTCTGCGATCCACAAACGACTCCACTACAGTCAGCGCATAGAGTTTCAATTGCTCGCGAAAGTTTTTGCGGACTTCCTGCCGCCGGTTTACCCGTATCAAACCGGCAGCGGCCCTCAAGAAGTCAAAGGTCAAGACTTTGATGGGCGTGTAGATATTATTCCTGTTTCTGACCCCAACATATTCAGCCAGAGTCAACGCATCACCATGGCACAAGAGCTGTTGACGATGGTGCAGTCAAACCCAGAAATTCATGGACCTACTGGTATTTATGAAGCGTACAGGCGCATGTACGCGGCCTTGGGCGTAGACGACATCGATTCGTTGTTACAGCCGCCGCAGGAACCGCCACCCCCGATGCCAATCGACGCCGGCTTGGAGAATAACGGGTTTATGATGGGTCAACCCGCGATGGCTTTCGAGGCACAAAACCATCAGGCGCACATCGACGCGCACCGTTCGTTGTTTCTTACAGAGGTTGTGAAGACTAACCCGCAACTGCAGGGGCTGATTATCGGCCACATGATGCAGCATTTGCAGTTTCTCGCTGCGCAGCTTGCGCAAGAGCAGGTGCCGCCAGAAGTTACTCAACAGATGGAACAAATCAACCAAGCTATGCAGAGCGGTCAAATGCCCCCCGATCAAGCGCAAATGGCTATGCAAGAATTGCAAATGATCGTTGAGCAATTTTCTGCGCCGATCTTGGCCCAACTAACGCAAGAGTTGCTTATCTCAATCGGACAAGGCGATGAAGAAGACCCACTGGTTCAAATACGACAGCAAGAATTGGATCTGCGTGGCGCTGAACTTGCGGCGGACCAGAATCAATTTGAGGCTAAGCAGGAGTCGAGAAGACGCGAGAAGCTACTCGAGGCAGAAATCGCTAAGCAAAGAATCAACACGTCGAAAGAGATATCAGACGACAAACTAGACCTCGCGCTGCAACGACTACAGCAGCAGGCAAACTTGAAACTCACTGAGTTGCAAACCAAATTTGGAGGAAGCCGATGACAACGAGTTACAAACTACAATTACAACAAGACTTGAAGGCGATGAAACGCTTGGCGCGCGCTGCTGAGCGTGCGGCAGGCGAGGCTGCGGAGGCCGAGGCTCAAGCCAGAAAAGCTGCGAGCGATGCTCGTATCATGGCAAAACTATCACGCATTTCAGGGGAAGCGCCGGTGGAGCCTGTAGCACAGCCAGAACCAGAGCCGGTATTGGAGCCAGAACCCGAGCCGCTGGCCGAAGAAAAACCAAAAAAGAAAACGACAGCGAAGAAAACGCCTGCAAAGAAAGCTACAACAAAAAGGACGAAAAAATGACGACTAAAGATATGAGTCGAGTTGAGAAGGTGGCCTCGCCAACAAAAACCATCAAGACGACGACTACCATGCCAGAACTTGTTCGTCGCACTGTAGGCGGCACAGTTCGCGTGATCAAAGCGCGCGGTCAAGGTGCTGCTACTCGTGGTTTTGATTTCCACGAGCGCGATTGATGGATGATATTGATCTAGCAGACAAAATCCGACGTGTGATTGAGGAGCGACAAGAACTCATAAAGACCACTATGATGGACGGTTTGCTACGAGATATTGAACATTACAGATCGTTGCAAGGAGAGCTAACTGCGTTAAACTTGATTCAGCAAGAAGTTTCTCAGTATTTCAAGGATAACAAGGTATGACGAATACAAATTTGGGTAGTGTTTACGTCGATTCGAGTGATCGAGTGTTGGACCCCAAATTGATCGACTTGTCGATTATGGACCGGATGCCCAACCCTTCTGGGTGGAGGATGCTTGTTTTGCCTTATAAGGGGCGAATGACATCCAAGGGCGGCATCGCTCTTACCAAAGAGACGATAGACCGAGAAGCGTTAGCAACAGTTGTAGCTTACGTCCTCAAGATGGGGCCGCTTTGTTACAATGATAAAGAGAAGTATGGACAAGAGCCGTGGTGCACTGAGAAACAGTGGGTTCTGATTGGTCGATACTCAGGAAGCCGAATGAAACTCGAAGGCGGTGAAGAGATCCGACTCATCAACGATGATGAAGTGATTGCCACCATTGAAGACCCCGACGACATTGTGAGCTTTTTATGATTGAGAATACAGCGCAAGACCAAGAGCAGGCAGAACCAGAACTACAAATAGAGATCACCGACGATCCCGTAGAAGAACAGGCCGCGCCGGTCAACAGCGACGATGAGCTAGACACCTACACCAAAGGGGTCTCAAAGCGAATCAATAAACTTAACGCACAAACTAGGGCTGCAGAACAACGTGCAGAGCAGTTTGAGCGTCTAGCACTACAAAAAGACCAAGAACTCCAGCAATACCGCCAGATTGCCCAACAGCAACAGTCAACCGTTCTCGAAAAAGAAGAAGAGGCGCTGAAGTCGAAAGAGGCGCAAGTTGACGATATTTATCGAAAAGCGGTGCAAGCAGGCGATCCCGACTTAATGTCCAAAGCGGACTCGCTCAAAAATGACATTGCTATTCAGAAAGAAAAGTTGCGTGTTGCGAAAACTCGACAGGCTCAAGAGCAGCCCGTACAACCGCAAGTACAAGAAAACTATCAGACTTACCAGCCAGAACAGGTTGCGCAGCAAGATGCTGCACCGCAACCAACGCCAGAGGCTAAAGATTGGCACTCAAAAAATCCTTGGTACGGTGATCAATCAGATGAGGAGAACTTGCAAGCCACGCAGTTTGCATATTTCACTCACTACAATTTAATTAACGAGGGCTACGAACCAGATTCTGAAGATTACTATCAGGCACTGGATTCGCGAGTCCGCAAGGTTTACCCTAATCTTAGTGTTGGCGAGGAAGCCAGTACGGAGACCGTCGAATCAAATACTAGACAACCCGCCGTGCAAAGAGTTGCTAGTACCACATCAAGTGGGCGACAACAAACACGAGGCAGTTCGGACGGTGTTAAGTTCTCAAAAAGCGAACTCGAAAAACTCCGAGGTCTGAAGCCGCATAACATGAGTGAGGAGCGTTGGCTCCAAGTGGTGGCCAAAGAAAAGCAGAAAGTTGCAAACAGGAGTTCAACGTAATGTCAGAAAGTAAACAAAACACTCGTTCATCGCGTGATGCCGGAGCGCACGATAAAGAAGCTCGGCGACGACCATGGCAACCAGTGCGTAAGCTAGATACACCGCCTCCCCCGCCGGGTTATACCTATCGGTGGATACGAGAATCGATGCTTGGGACGGAGGACAGATCAAATGTCAGCCGTCGCGTCAGAGAAGGATGGGAGCTTGTGAGAGCGACCGATCTGCCGCCCGAATGGCAAGACACCGTTCCGACAATGGATAGGGACGGCAGGCACGCAGGGGTTGTCTATAACGAAGGGTTGTTGCTTGCGAAGATACCAAACGAAACGGTGCAAGAGCGTAACGAATATTATTCGGATAAAACTCAGGAAGCCAAAGAGGCGTTAGACAACACGATGTTCAACGAGACTCGTGGTGACTCCCGTTATGTTAAGTATGATCCGCAAAGGGACAGCCGAGTAACTTTTGGCAAAACTTAGGAGAACCAAAAAATGGCTAACAAAGATGCCGCTTTCGGTTTAAAGCCCTCCCGCATGATGGGTGGCGCTCCATACAGTGGAGGTCAATCTCGTTATCGTATCGCGAACAACCAGTCTGGTGCGATCTTCCAAGGCGACTTGGTGAAGCAATTGACTGCTGGCGTTGTAGGACGAGCTGCCGCCTCTTCAACTGTCCCCGTAATTGGGGTATTCAACGGAGTACAGTACACAGACCCCACCTCTGGTGAGCAAGTGTTTAAAAATCATTATCCCGGCTCAATCGCTGCTGCAGACATCATCGCGTTCGTAATCGATGATCCTGACGTAGTCTTTGAGGTTCAGGCCGACGATACCTTCCCCGTAGCAGATTTGTTCGGGAACTTCGATATTGTCGATCAGTCCACAACGGGCGACACCGCATCTGGCCGATCTAACGTGGAGCTTGACGTAACCACTGGTGCTACCACCACGACGTTACCGCTCAAGGCTATCGATATCAGCCAAGATCCCGATAACTCAGACGTTGCAAGCGCCAACACCAATGTAATGGTTGTGATTCAGAACCATATCATGGGTGTCAAAGGCGCTGGCTTGGCATAAGGAGGCTAGGTAATGGCAATTTCACGCGCACAATTAGCGAAAGAATTGGAACCCGGCCTAAACGCATTGTTTGGCATGAGCTACGATTCTTATGACCGCGAGTATGAGGAACTGTTTGCATTAGAGGATTCTCAGCGCGCCTTCGAGGAAGAGGTGTTAATCACCGGATTCGGCACAGCGCCTGTGAAGACAGAAGGACAGGGCGTAGTCTTTGACAACGCTTCAGAGTCATTCTCTGCTCGATATACCCACGATACAATATCGTTAGCATTTGCGCTCACGGACGAAGCAGTCGAAGACAATCTTTACGACAGCTTGGGTAAGCGGTATGTGAAGGCATTGGCTCGATCTATGGCTAACACCAAAGAGGTGAAAGGCGCAGACGTGCTCAACAACGCTTTCAGCAGCTCGTTCACTGGAGGTGACGGGGTATCGTTGATCAATACAGCACACCCGCTTGCGGGTGGTGGCACAGCGGCCAACCGCGCTACCACGATGGCTGACCTAAACGAAACGTCTTTGGAAGATGCGCTGATTGACATCAGTACGTTCACCGATGACAAAGGTCTGACCATTTCGGTTCAAGCGACTAAGCTTGTTGTTCCGCCTCAGCTTGTATTCGTTGCAGACCGTATCCTGAACTCTACTTTGCGTTCTGGCACCGCGGACAACGACATCAATGCTATTCGCAACACTGGCGTACTGCCCGGCGGCTACACGGTCAATCATTATCTGACTGACCCAGATGCATTCTTCTTGCTCACTAGCGTTACCGACGCTGGCGAAGGCTTGAAGATGTTTCAGCGCACGCCGATGGAGACCAGCATGGAGCCTGACTTTACAACAGGTAACATCAGGTATAAAGCGCGCGAACGATATTCATTCGGGTTTTCCGACTGGAGGGGAATTTACGGCTCACAAGGGGCGTAATCCTGTCGTTCAAAAGGGGGGCATTAGCCCCCTTTTTTTGTGCCTGTTATTCACCTAAACTGAAAGAGTCAAATGGTAATCAGATAGGCTGATTACTGGTTCAACAAGGAGAACTGTTATGACGACTCATTTCACAAGCGGGGTTACCAACGTAGCCGCTAGCGGCACTTTAGGCAGATTGAAGATGCCTGCTCCTGCGAAGTACCATGTCTATCACAACGACTTCGACACATACTTGGCAAGCGACTGGACCATCACCACGACAGAGGGTGGCTCTGGAAACGCTTCTGAGGCTTTGGGTGACGGAGACGGTGGACTTTTGGTAATCACCAACGACGACGCAGATAATGACAACGACTTTCTGCAGCTTGTAAAAGAAGGATTCAAGTTCGAGTCTGGCAAGCAGCTTGCCTTCAACTCAAGATTCAAGACTTCTGACGCTGACGCCAGTGACGTGGTAATCGGTCTACAAATTACTGACACATCGCCACTCGACGTTAGCGACGGCGTATTCTTTCTGTTGACCGATGGCAGCACTACGTTGCAATTCATCGTTGAAAAGGATGGCACTCAATCAACTCTAGACTTGCCAACGGCTATGGCCGACGACACGTTCATGACCGTTGGTTTTGTATTTGATCCGAAGGACCAGTTGTTTCACGTCTATCAGAACAATGTAGAGGTAGGCACTGTCGTGGCTACGAACGCACCCGATGACGAAGAGCTTACTGTCAGCTTTGGCATTCAAAACGGAGCAGCAGCGGCGAAAGTCATGACCGTGGACTACATTACTGCTTTGAAAGAGCGCACTGCCTCGACTGAACTATAGGGGGTGAATTATGGCGGATGCTGTAACGAGCCAAACAATTCAGGATGGTGAGCGAATCGCCATTTTGAAATTCACCAACGCCTCTGATGGCACAGGTGAATCGGCAGTAAAAAAGGTTGATGTGTCTGCGTTGACCAACAACTCGCGCGGAGTTGCCTGTTCTGGTGTTCAGATAAACCGTATCTGGTGGCAGTGTACAGGCATGTCTGTGAAAATTGAGTTTGACGCGAGCACAAATGTGTTGGCAATCGGCTTGAGTGAAGACTCGAACGGTTACCACGACTACAGTGATTTTTCTGGTATACCGAATAATGCCGGTTCCGGTAAAACTGGTGATCTGGATTTCACAACGGTCGGTCACTCCAGTGGAGACACATACATGATTATTTTGGAGCTTATCAAGTCCTATGGCTGATACGTCTGACGTGAAACGCACAAAATCGGGACGACTCATCTACCGAGGTGAGTCTTTCCCCGGTTATAACAAGCAAAAAAGAACGCCCGGCAAGAACAAGAAGTTTGCGGTTCTCGCCAAAAAAGGCGATCAGGTAAAGATTGTGCGCTACGGCGACCCCAAGATGTCAATCAAAAAAGATGAACCGGCTCGACGCAAATCATTTCGCGCTCGCCACTCATGCGATGCGGTAGAAAAGAAAAAGGATGTTTTTGCAGCATCCTATTGGTCGTGTAAAAACTGGTGATATAAATGGCTGAATCAGAACTAGATCGCGCAGCGGCGGAGTACGCCAGCCAAACTTCCCCATATCAAGGGCTGCAGGACTTTTTGCTTAATCGTCCAGTCTTTGATCGAGGCGCAGGTCCAACGCCCACGACGCCTACTTTGCGGACTTTGGATTTTGCAGACGATCCCGCACAAAACCAAGCGGCTGATTTCAGGCGGTTATTACAAGAGCAAGAAACTGCCCAGCAAGAACAAAGAGAGTCTGCTTTGCAGTCTTTACGCGAAGCTTTACAGGCAGAAACGTCGACCGCTCAAGAGGCAGAAGCGGCAGAACGATCTCGCGTCGTAAAGGCGCTTGAAGATCGTCTAGCTGGAGTCAAAGAATCAATAGCTACAGAGTCTCAAGCTTTACGAGACCAAGGTCTGCAGGAGCGAGCAGATATTCGCGCGCAACAACAAACGGTTGTTGACCAGCTCCAGCAGAATATCGATACAGCGAAAGCAGAATTAGCCGAGTCACAACAGCGCGTTGCTGAGGCTCAGACTACGGCACTTGGAGATTTGGAGGACCGTCAAGGCTCCATTATCGGCGACCTGACTACCCGTATCTCTGGCTTGAACGACGATTTGGGAACTATTCAATCAGAGATTAGAGCCGACTTAGCGGAGCAACAGGCGACTCTTTCTGACGATCAAAAAGCATCCGCTGATTTATTGCAGCAACGAATTGACTCACTGAACAACGAGCTTGCTTCAGTTTCAGAGTCGGTGCAAACAGAAACGGCAGCACAAACTGAGTTGTTGAGGGGTGAAAGAGACCAGCTTGTCTCTCAGTTAGAAAGTCAGATTGGCACTTTGAAAGATCAGGTCGGCGCGTTACCGCTGGATGAAATACAGAGCCGAATTGACGACATAACGAGTCAGAGTCAGGATTTCGTCGCCACTGCTGGCGCAGAACGAGCAGAGCTTGCACAGCAGATTGCTGCACTTGAGGCGGCTGGCATAACGCAACAAGATTTGGAAGCAGCCCTGCAAGGACGCGCTACTGCTGAAGATCTTGAGGCATTGAGAGGCGATTACCAAGCCACTGGCCGATTGGTCGAGGAGGCATTGCAAAGCGGTCAAAGGCAACGCGAAGGCTTGGAGTCTAGGATTCAGAGCTTGCAGCAGGCTCAGCTTGATCCTGCTCAAATCGAGCAACAGCGCCAAGCAGCGATAACAAGCGCCATCGATCCTATTTCTCAACAGATTGAGCAGCTCCGTGGAGAAATACCTCAGCAGCAACAGATCGACGTAGACGCCCTGCGTCAACAAATCGCACAGGACATCTTAGGCGGATTTCCAAGCACTGTTAGCCCGAATGTTTCGGCTGGTATCAGCGCAGACGGTACGCCTTACACTGGCGGTAGCACTGGAGTGGCAACTACTGAGGGCGCTGCTGCGATGGGCGCTACGCCGTTTTTTGATCCCGGTATCGGCAGCGAGATGGGCCAAGGCGGGTTCGACCAGACAGGTGCATCGTTCGTAGCTCCACAAACAAACGTACAAAGTCGAGCGGTCACTGGTCAACCGGAGGCATTAGCGCCTCCCCCTGCTGTGGCAGGCGGTGTCGCTACGATAAACCCTGCTGCAACGCAAGCTGCCCAAGCAGCAGTGATCTCCGCAAATCGCGAATTGCCAGCAAGGACGTTACCGATGGCTGGCGGCAACCAGTTTTTGGCGAACCAATATGGTATAGGAGCACGGTGATGGCCCAAAAAAAACTTAACAAGGTAATCAAAGGTCTGAAAAAAGCTAGCAACACTCACGCAAAGCAAGCAAAGACGTTGGAAACCATCAAGCTGAAGAAGGGCGGATCTGCAAGCGATGTGCCTGACAATGTCGCAAACCCTTCGCTGTATCGGAAAGCAAAGGCAAAAGCTAAAGCAAAGTTCGATGTATATCCGTCCGCTTATGCAAATGGTTGGATGGTGCAGGAGTACAAGCGCATGGGCGGAAAGTACAAGGGCGCTACGGGCGGTCAAGTAACCCTAGACCCTGAGAAAAGCGACTTGAACAAAGATGGTCGTTTAAGCAAGTACGAGCGTGCTCGTGGCACTGCGATAGCGAAAAGCATGGCAAAGAAAATGAGTAGCGGTGGGTCAGTGATGATACAAGCCAGAGGCTTTGGTCGCGTGTTGCCCAGCAAACAAAAGAAAACGAGAGTTCCCCGTGGCTAAGACAAAGGGCGGATTAACTGAGTGGTTCGGCAAAGGCAGCAAGGGCAACTGGGTAGACATTGGTGCGCCCAAAAAGGGTGGCGGCTTCGAGAAATGTGGAAGATCGAAACTCGAAAAAGACCGTAAAAGAAAATATCCGAAATGTGTCCCAGCAGCCACCGCTGCTCGAATGAGCAAGAGTGAGATCAAGTCTGCTGTCACAAGAAAAAGGGCGAAAAAGCAGGGCGTAGGTGGCAAGCCTACAAACGTCAAAACCTTTGCTGCAAGAGGCGGAGCTATCTCTATACAAGCGCGTGGTTGCGGTGCGATCATGCCATCGAAACAAAAACAAACACGAGTACCACGATCTTAACAAGGAGCAGAAAATGGCAGGAAGAAAACCGAAAGGTATGAGAAGAGGCGGAAAAATGACCAGTAAGATGAGCACCAAAGGCGGCGCTATGGGCGGCAAGAAAGCCATGAACAAGCCCGGCGGGATGAAGAATGGCGGCGCAGCTAAAAAAGGTGCCATGATGAAAACCAAAGGGTACTCGAAAGGCGGGGCTATGAAGGCCAAAGGTGCAGCCAAAGGCGGGGCTATGAGGGCGAAAGGTGCAGCCAAGGGTGGAATGAGAAAGCCGTCTAGCAAGAACAGCGGATTGTACGGTCGATAGGGATGGCGTACCTCCAAAGTAACATCCCACACTTCAAGGCGTGGGTGAGAAAGGAGTACACGCACAATCATGAGAAATACCATGGCGAGTTTGTTCACGCCATGGTTATTGCTGTTACGACCATGCCGACGCGGTGTTTGAGCTTCCAAGTTATCTTTACTGGCGCTGAAACCTACGATGATGACAACGAGCCTAACGTCTTGGGCGGTGCGATGTGGGCAAGGATGCCTATCACTGCGCTAGTTGGTGATACTCCGCTAGATGAATGGCCAGAGCCGATGCCTGTTTGGGCGTGTCAGCCGTGGGACTGCTCGAGCCATAATCACGCGGTGTATGTATTGGACCGAGCTACGCCGTGTCCTTGGTTGGCCAAAATCAACGGGGAGTTCTATCCTGCAAAATATCTCTTTACCGTTGATTACGCTGAGAATGAAATAGCTGACGATCCCGCCCAACACAAACAAAGTCACGTTTTGGAATTGTTGGACGCTGGCCCTTGGACTGGCAATATTGTGGCACTACCGAATAACAGAGTTCGAGTGACACATCCAGCTTGGTTTGAGACGGGCGAAGGTGCTCCTGATTTCCGACCTTCACAGCACATCCATTACAGCAAGTCCGATTTGGATTACACTCTCGACGTGAATCAAGTGTTCGACAACTTATACGCGGAGACAAAAAGTGGCGGCAAGCGGTAGTAAAGATTTCGAGCTAGATGTAGCCGACTACGTTGAAGAGGCGTTTGAGCGTTGTGGCTTGGAGCTTCGCACTGGTTACGACCTGAAGAGCGCCACGCGCTCCCTGAACTTGATGCTTGCAGAATGGGCAAACCGTGGACTCAATCAGTGGACCGTCAACCAAAAGACCATCACGATGGTCAAGGACACGACTGAATACACAATCGACTCGACTAACCCTACAGCGACGATTGACGTGCTCGACGTATTTGTCAGAGAGACCCTTGGCGGTCAGGTGACCGATATCCCGCTGAGCCGTATGTCGCGAGCTGAATACGCTCATCTTTCAACCAAAAGCACTACCGGCAAGCCGAATCAGTTTTTGATACAGAAAAAGCTTTCACCGACAGTGACGGTTTGGCCAGCGCCTGACAAGAACAGTGCTTATGTTTTACACCTCAATGTGCTCAGCCGCATGGATGACGCAGACGTGGGCGCAAACACCCTAGAGGTTCCGTTTCGTTTTTACCCGTGCTTGGCCGCAGGCTTGGCTTATTACATGGCGCTGAAGCGAGCACCTGAAAAGGTGCAGATGCTGAAGACCTTGTATGAAGAGGAGTTCACTCGTGCGCTGTCACAAGACGAAGAGCGAGCCAGCTTCAGGGTTGCCCCTGATCTCCGCAACTACAACATTGCCTGACAATGGCTTTTGCAAGCAACAAGCGCGCCTACGGCATCTGTGATATCACGGGATTTCGGTATCGCCTGAAGGACATGAAAAAGACGTGGAACGGTTTGTTGGTCGGTCCTGACCAATGGTCGCCGAAGCATCCACAGTTGATGAAAAAACCAACGCCAATCGATCCGCAAGCGTTGAAAGAGGCCCGACCGGACCCTTCCAGCGACGGCGAGGACGGCACTGTTTTCGCCGTCTACACAAATGTAGGTGATGGTAAATTAGGCACAACTTTGCAAACATTTGCAATCACTGCTAGTGTTGGAACTGTGGAGGTAACCACGTCATGAGCTTCACTTTAGCGACGCTGAAATCGACTGTGCAGGATTATCTGCAGGTCAACGAGACTACGTTCAATAACAACCTGAACACGTTCATCACTGAATCTGAGGACCGCATTTTTAAGATGGTCCAGCTACCAGAGCAGCGACGAAACGTGCAAGGCACGGTTAGCAATAACAATCGGTTTTTGGCAACGCCGACTGATTTTTTTGCGCCGTTCTCTCTTGCTGTCATTGATAGTAACAACAAGTATCACTATCTCGATTTCAAGCATCCCTCGTTCATCAAGCAGTACAGCCCGACGACTACGACAACCGCGTTTCCGAAATATTATTCGCAGTTTGACGACTCAGCTTTTGAGTTGAGTCCAATCCCCGACAGCGGGTACACCGTGGAATTGCATTATCTTGCGAAACCGACTTCGCTGACTGCAGGGGCAGACTCAGGCACAACTTTGTTGAGCACAGAGCACCCCGATCCGTTGCTATACGGCACCCTTGTCGAAGCAGCGATTTTCCTCAAAGAAGCACCTGACGTGATTGGTAACTTCGAGGCTCGTTTCAAAGAAGGCATAGCTCGGATGAAGAATCTGAGCGAGGGCCGAGGCACAAGAGACGAGTACCGATATGATCTTTTGCGTACTGGTGTGACTTGATGGAAAAAATTGCAGAACTGAAAGACAAAAAAATAGCGATTATCGGTCTGGGAGCGTCTCAGATCGATTATGTTATTGGTGTAGAGAACAGCAAGCAGTGGGACGAGGTTTGGGGCATAAACTCTGCTCTTTCTGTGTTTGAGCTGGACCGCGTGTTCATGCTCGACCCCGTAAGCAGGTTTCTGGACACAGAGGACGCCGGTAATCAAACCGAAGTCATGCGCCGTGTGTTACCAAACTACACCAAGCCGATTTATACCTGTGAATTGGATGAGCGTGTGCCTGCGCTGGTCGAGTATCCGTTGGAAGAGGTCATAAAAGATCAACGCTGCGCTTATATGAACAACACAACAGCGTATGCGCTCGCTTTTGCGCTTTGGAATGAGGTCGGACACATAGACCTATTCGGCATGGACTTCAGCTACAAGCACAATCTGCATTTTGCCGAAGCAGGCAGGGCGTGTTTGGAGTTCTGGATCTGCAAGTGCATATCCAGCCAAATCACGGTCGGCGTAAGCCCTCGATCCTCACTGCTCGACCAAAACGTAGGGTTAGAAGAGCGTTTGTACGGGTATCACCGACTTTCAAATCCAAAAATAGCCATGCCTGATCCACAAGGTGAGTGGGTCATTTGCGACCGATCAGAACTTGCTTCGATGGTCAAAAAACATAACTTAGAAACTGTTGAGGTGCCTCGCGCACCGGAGCCGTATAAAGGATGATGAACGACCAGATAGGGTTTCAGCTTGGCCAAGTCATGGTCTCAACGACCGATAATCGTGGTCATGACGTAGAGTTCTGGGCGACTGAGACAACCAAGAAAATTGTAGGCATATCTGCAGAGGCAGACCCGCATATTCGACAGCAGGCCGAGGCTTTCAGAAACCAAGTTTATACTCTAATATTGCTTGGGATGAAGAGTGCCATCGCCTCTGACCGGGTGACTCTGCAAGGAATGCTTGCAGGTCAAGGCCATGAAGAGATGGCGAAAATAATTAGGGAGCTTTGACATGGCTATCACCTCTGCAATTCCTACCAGCTTCAAACAAGAGCTTTTGGTCGGAACACATAATTTTACGGCGTCTTCAGGAAACTCTTTCAAGCTGGCGCTCTACACGTCTAGTGCTACTTTGGGCGCTTCAACAACCGCTTTCACGACCACGGGTCAGTCGAGCGGAACGAATTACACGTCTGGGGGATCAACCTTGACCTCAGTCACTCCAACAACAAGCGGAACCACAGCCGTATGTGACTTCTCCGACTTGACGTTCTCTAACGCAACTGTTACGGCGCGCGGATGCATGATCTATAACGACACGCAGTCAGATAAGGCTTGTGCGGTGATAGATTTTGGCGGAGACAAGACTAGTACGGCAGGTGATTTTACGGTCGTCTTCCCCAGTCCGACTGCTACCGGCGCAATCATCCGACTGGCTTGATAACCTGTGGCGCTGCAAACCCTCGAGTTTCAGCCCGGAGTCAACAAGGAATCCACCGACTACAGCGCGAAAGGCGGCTGGGTAGACGCAAACCTTGTTCGGTTCCGCAAAGGTCGTGTTGAAAAAGTAGGCGGCTGGCTCAAGCTCGGATCGAACAGTTATCTTGGCACTGGCCGTGCTTTGCACTCGTGGATCTCGCTGGGCGGCACTCGTTTTTTGGGCGTTGGCACGACCTTCAAATATTACATCGAAGAGGGTTTCTCGTATAACGATGTTACTCCGATTCGGTCTACCACTAGCGCAGGTGACGTAACCTTCAGTGCCACAAACGGCAGCAGCACGATTACAGTCGCCGACACCAGCCATGGAGCAGTCAGCGGAGATTTTGTTACCTTCAGTGGGGCAGTGTCTTTGGGCGGGAACGTAACCGCCGACGTGCTCAACCAAGAATACCAAATCGATTTGGTCACTAACGCCAACGCTTACACGATCACAGCAAAAGATACGAGCGGTACGACCGTCACAGCAAATGCAAGCGACAGCGGTAACGGCGGCAGCAGTGTCGTTGGCACCTATCAGATCAACGTAGGCTTAGATACTTACGTCGCGTCTGCAGGTTGGGGTTTAGGCACTTGGGGTGCAGGAGGCTTTGGTTCTGCGTCAGCGATTAGCGCCGTCAACCAACTCCGCCTTTGGACACATGACAATTTCGGTGAAAACCTAATTATCGCCGTGCGCGGGGCTGGTATTTATCGCTGGTTAGAAAACAGCGGCACGAGTGTAAGGGCGGTGGAGTTGTCTGGTATCACTGGCGCTACTGGCGTCCCGACTGTTGGGCTGCAGGTCATCACGTCTGAAACCGATAGACATTTGATCGTTTTAGGCTCTGATCCCCTCTCGAGCGGGTCTCGTACCGGCACGGTTGATCCTATGTTGGTCGCGTTCAGTGACTCAGAAAATGAGCTAGATTTCTTGCCGACTGCCACCAATAGCGCCGGCTCTGTGAGGTTGAGTAGCGGGTCGTTCATCGTTGGCGGCATCAAGAGCAGACAAGAGATTCTGATTTGGACTGACACATCGCTTTATTCGATGAACTTCATAGGTCCGCCGCTCACGTTTGCTATCAACCTCGTCAACGAAGGCGCTGGACTGATTGGGCCAAAGGCCGCAGCGAACGCGCCGAATGGCGTCTATTTCGCCAGCAAAACTGGATTCTATTTTTATAACGGATCAGTGCAAAAGCTGCCGTGCCAAGTGCAAGAGTATGTCTTCAACGATCTCGACCTTGGCCAAGCGTTCAAGTGCCACATGGGTGTGAACTCAGAATATGGCGAGGTCTGGTTTTTCTATCCAAGTATTGAGGACGATACAGGCGAGGTCAGCCGTTACGTCATTTACAATTACGAGGAGAACCACTGGTCGATTGGTAGTTTGATCAGATACGCATGGCTAGACGCAGGCATCGAGGACCAACCGTTAGCGACTGCGAAAACGTCCAGCTCAAACTGCGTTTTCGAGCACGAGCAAGGCTACAACGACAACGACTCCGCAATGTCTGGTGTATTCATCGAGTCGGGTGATCTGGACATAAGCTCAGGAGAGGCGTTCAGTTTTGTAAAACAAATCATCCCAGACATGAAATTTGTGCAGGATACTGGTGCCACCAACACCCCTGCCATGAACATCGTTTTGAAACGAAGAGACTTCCCCGGCCAATCTCTCACAACAGACTCGACCACTCAGGTCACGCCAACGAGTACGTTCAGTAACGTGCGTAGCCGCGCGCGACAAGTCGTGTTCAGGTTTGAGTCAGATGACGACAACACAGCAGACAACCAGCTCGGGTACAAGTGGAGACTAGGCTCGACGCGCATTGATATCCAACCCAGTGGGCGACGTGGGTGAGCAGCATATTACAAACGAGACTGCCGCTCGCACAGGGCGAAACAGTATCGTCGGATGTGTTCAATCGCATGATTCGGGTGTTGGAATTGAACCTCTCAGCGGTCGATATCAACATTTCACCGCACTTCAATGCAACTGAAATCAGCGAACTTCAGTTTGCTACAGGGGCGATTATCTTTAATACTACAAACGGGATTCATCAAGCTTTCGATGGCACTCAGTTCCGCGACCTGTATAGCCATCAGACGTATCCGACAGGCCAAACAATTACGAGCGCGGTAGGTGCAGTGACGGTGACCATATCATGAACCAGATGCTTCAACAGAGAATCCAAAACCTCATGGGCGATGATCCTATGCCGCCGATGGGTATGCAGGCAGGTGGAGAGGTAGACGCCATGTCGACGGCTATGGCACCCAATCAGGATGCACAACTTGCCAGCGCAGCTATAGACGAATTCATGATGGCGGCAGACACTGCAGACTCGCCTGAAGAGGCCGACATTGCGCGCGCGTTAGCGGAAAAAACTCGAACGGCTGCTCAAGCGCCGATGGCAGACTTAGCGGCAGAACTTGCTGCACAGGGACGTAACGGGGATTCAGTGCTTGCTCACCTGACACCCGGTGAGGTCGTGTTACCCGCTGAGATGTTCGATGACCCGCAATTTGAAGCTACGGTGGAGAGCCGCTTCAACGAGTTAGACCTCGATCCAGAGCGATATGTGGTCGGTATGGGCATCGCGTCGTTGAACGCCAACACAGGTTTGGAAGAGTTTTTCCTGAAGAAGATTGGAAAGTTCTTCAAAAAGGTTGTGAAGAAAGTGGCTCCGATTGCTGGACCGCTTGCTAATTTCATTCCGGGCGTTGGTCCTTTAGTGGCCGCTGGTATAGGGGCTGCGACTAATCTTGCTGCTGGTAAGGGTTTGAAAGGTGCAATAGCGGGAGGTCTAAGCGGATATGGCACAGGCAAGTTCTTAGGAGGTATCGGTAGTCTGGGCAGCGTTGGAGGCAAGGCTGTTTCTGGTTTGGAAGGAGGCTTTGCAGATTTAGGTTTTTTTGACAAATTTAAGGCGCTTGGATCAGGAGTAAAATCTGGAATCGGCAGTTTGTTTGGTGGAGGCGCTGGTGGGTTGCCGAAGGGAATGACTCAAGAGCAATACTTAAATTTAAGTAATGCAGACAAGATAAAAGCCTTAGAGCAAGCGGGGATAACACTGCAGGACTTTGAAAAACTATCGAATCAAGGTCTTTCAGCGGAGGAGATATTCAAAACTGTAGGTCGTGGTGGCACTCAGGCTACACGCAATCCGATCCTCTCATTTTTAGACGATAAGTTAGGTTTAGATCCAAGCGGAAAGGGCTTAATAGGTTCGCTTACAAATATCGGTGGCGGTGAAGGCGGCGGAATTGGTCTGGGCGGGGCAGGAATAGCAGCACTTCTTGGAAAGCTTGCTTACGATGAAGCAAAAAACCGAAGAGGCGTTCCGCTCACACCCCTGACGCAAATGGATGCGGCTGGCCGATACAACATTGAAGCAGAGATCGCCAGACGCATGGGTAAAGAGCGGCCTTCCCCCGAGGAGTTTGGCCTGCTGCCGGCGGGGACTATGCCCCAGCTCTCCGGGGGGAGACCAACAATGAAACAAGCGACACAGGGCATGATGAACGGTGGAATGGTGATGCCCATGCGTTACGCCGAAGGCGGTAACGTAGCAACCGAAGACTTCGAGCGCATGAATGGGGACATCAACGGACCCGGCACTGAAACGTCTGACGATGTACCAGCTATGCTTTCCGATGGCGAGTTTGTGATGACAGGCAGGGCTGTGCGAGGCGCAGGGGCGTTCGACATGACTAAAGGCGATGGTGGAATCATCACGCTTACGCCCAACAAAAAAGAAGACCGAGATCGCGGAACCGCACTGATGTACGACATGATGGACCTATTCAGTGATTTCGCAGGCGCGAGGACTTAATCATGGCAGAAGCGACCACTGAAATACCTGATCAGGCCGTCACTGGGTCTCCAGAGTTACCGTTCGTTGAGTCTATTCAACGCTCCGACCGTCAGCTTGACCCAATCACGCAACAACTATTGTTTGGATTGGCGGGTGAAGGCGGGTTCATACCGGGCGCGTTCAGAGCCGCTGAGCGTGTTTTCTTTGACGATCAAGGTCGTCCGCTCGTCATACCCCAAGAGATTGCCGGTCTCACACCGGACCAGATTCGCGCAGCACAACTCGCGCGACAAGCGGTAGGGGTACAGCAACCGTTCATTCAAGAAGCCGCGCAGCAGGCAAGAGCTGGGATTGGTGCGCTGGAAGGCGGTCTGACGGACCAAGCCTTAGCACAAGCGCGAGCGTTGCAAGAAATCCAATCGGGTGCGCGCTTCGCACTTGATCAACGTGACCGTGGTTTGCTAGATGCTTTGACAGGCGTCGAGCAGGCACGAGGCAGAGCACTGACCGCAGAAGAACGACTACGGGGTGATTTAGCTGACCTCGCAGGGTTCCAGACTGGAGCAGTAGGCAGGTTCGCCCAGCAGCTTGGACAACAAGAGCAGCTTGGTCGTCAAGCGGCAGACCAGTTCGGCATGGATCTTGCGCGCGCACGTCAGCAAGGTCGCAGGGTATACGATGAGTTCGGGCGAGATGTCACTGATGCGGTAGGAATCGGAGCCATAGGCGCAGAGGAGCTTTCGCAGGGACTGCGTGAGTCTGAGCGGTTACTACGCGGTACAACCGGCGATTTCGATATCGCTGAGGCAACTTCAAAGTATTTTGACCCCTATGAAGAGGGCGTGGTTCAGCAAAGCATTGAGGACGCACTCAAAGGACTAGCGCAGTCGGACATCGCTCAAAGAGCAAGGGACATTCAAACGGGTGGAGAGTCTGCATTCGGCTCCAGAGCGCGTCTGACAGCCGCTGAGCGAGCAGAGGCGCTGGGTAGGGGGTTGGCTAAGGAGGTAGGCGGACTACGCTCTGCAGGCTTCCAGAGGGCGCAGCAAACGGCTATAGGCGAGGACGAAAGAGCGCGACAAGCCGCAAGATCTGCAGCATCAGGGTTGGCGTCATTAGGCGGTCAACGATACGGCGCGCGAACAGGATTGTCGGGTCAGCTATCACAAGCGGCCCAACAAAAACTTGGTGCAGGCTCTGCGTTCGGTAACCTGATTCAACAGACCGCACAGCAACAGCTTGCGAGTCAGCAGGCTCTAGGCCAGCAGCTGGGCCAGACAGCGCAGCAAGGATTGGGTGCTCAGCAGCAACTAGCGGGTCAGCTGGGTCAGCAAGCACAGCAAAGATTCCAAGCCGGCACAGGTCTAGGTCAACAGCTCGGCGCTTTGGGGCAGCAAGCGGCTGGCGCGAGAGCGCAAGCAGGGCAGCAGGCAATGGGGATTGCGGGGCAGCAAGCCGCGCAGTTTGGGCAGATAGGCCAACAACAGGCTGCAGCAGGCCAGACACTGCAACAAGCCCGACAGGGTTTTGGTGGATTCCTGACGGGTCTGGGGTCACAGGCTCAGCAAGCTACTGCCGCAGACGTTGCACAACTTGGCGGTATAGGCGCTCAACAACAGCAGCAGCGGCAGCGTGAGCTTGATGCTCAAAGAGCAGGGCTGCTGCAGGCACAACAAGCTCCGTTGGCCCAATACCAAGCCTTGATGCCGTTTGTGCAGATGGCACCCGCTGGGTTCAGTCAGACGCAAACGTCGTTTACACCCCCGCCAAGCGCGTTACAGGCTGGTTTGGGGACGGGCTTATCGACATTAGGTGCCTTGGGTAATTTCTACGGACAACCGCAGAGAGCCGTCTGATGGCCATATCGAGGGCGCAAATGGAAGAGCAGATAAAAGGGTTTCAGGACGGAGGCATCAATAATGTTGATGTTTTTGAAGACTATTCGACCAGCACCGGCCTGAAGCCATTAGATATGACGCAGTTCGCCGATGACCAAGAAGATATCAGACAAGCGCCTCCGTCCCTCAATGGCGAATACCTGAGAATGCTTACGAAAGCGTTGTCTCCTGTAAATTACGAAACTCAGTCTGCTAGATATCAAGAGCGGCTAAAAGGTTTGTACGAGCCACCCGATAAGCTGTCCTTTTACGATCTGCTAAGTGATTTGGGCGCAGGGATCATGTCGCAACCTCCGACCGCTGGAGCGTTTCCCGGTATAGCCGCAGGATTCAATACTTTTTCTGCACGCATGAGAGCGGATCGAGACGAGCGCCGAAAGCAACGTCAGGCTATTGCGTTAGAGGCCGCGAAATTGGCCATGGAAGACGAGCGTAAAGCAGAAGAGCGAATTCAAAAATTCGCTATGGATATGATACAAAATCAAAATTTTGGCGATGCGGATTTAGTTACTTTGTCGTATGACGAGGTGGACGCAGAGGGTCAATTCACAGGCAGGAAAATTACGCGTAGCTTTGATAAAAAATCTCAAGGTAAGGAACTTCAGAGAATCTTGCGCACCCAAAACCCAGTGGTCGTTTCGGACTTGCCAGACGAAGCTGCCGAAACCACTTTGAGTAAGGAAGACGCCAAGGCTGTCAGCAAAGAGCAAACTGAGTTAAATGAAATAGCAGATAAGGCATTCGCCCAATTAGACAATTTGACGCAGGCTGAGCTTATCGCGGGAGATTTGGGCGAAGAGGGTTTTGGTCGTCTTGATCAAATAAGTTTACCTTTCAGACAGTTTTTTGGCCCGATGTTGCCGTGGTTGGGTGTTGATTTAAGCAAGGTCGGTAAACAAGAGGCGTTAGCGACTATCACTATCGGATTCGCTTTGGCCAATGTATCTCAAACAAAAGGCGCAGTCTCAAACGCAGAAATGGAGTTGTTCAAAGAAAGCGCCCCATTTCTGGGTCAAACTTACGAAGGGTTTTTGCGCTCGATTGATATACAGCGACGTGCGGCTCTAAAAAAACAAGAGTTTGTCAACGCATATACGGAAGAGTTGAGCCGGTTCACTGAAGAGGCGCGAAAACAAAACCGCAAGTTGGACGGCACACAAGTGCGAGGCCACATGGGACAATGGAAGCGTCAATGGCGAGCGGACAAAAAAGATTTGTTTTTGACTGAAGAGGACAAACAGTTCATAGCGAAAGCAAAAGCAGATGCTAAAGGCAAAAAATTCTACGGAGACTATGACCGAATTGAATCAAGGTTCAAAAAATTTCAAACCGATCAAGAGCGTCGTAATCGAGCCGATGCAGAGTCTGTAAGCGCGATGACGCCAGAGGCTCTGAGACAGTCTATTGAAGACAACCCCGATTTGAGCAGAGAGCAAAAAGACGTGTTATTGGCGCAAATTGAGGAAATGTAGCTATGTCTGCGATGGAAGATTACCAAGCGCAAATTGACTTTTTGAAGCGCAAGAGGGCTGAGCAACAACAGGCAGATGACCCTGACTACGGTTTACGAAAAGCCAAATCGTCGTTGTTTTTTGACGACAACACAATGCTTGAGTTTCTAGCGTCTGAGCGTTTCCCAGACGATCCGCTTGCGGCATATCGATACGAGATGATAGATGGCGATATCTTTTATCGGGACGATGCCGGTGAGCTGCAAAGGGAGTTTGAGCGACCTGAAGATGCAAGCGTTCTTGACGAATATCTGTACCCAAATATTGCACCTGCGACCACGATTGTTGCAGACATGGCTGGAGCCATCAAAGGCGGACAGAAAGGCTTCGAGCAAGGCGTAAAATTAGCGCAAAGATCCCCAGTCAAACATCCTCTTGCGTTATCCGGCATTGTTTTGGGTACGACCATGTTTGGCGGGGCAACTGGGGCTGCTACGACGGGAGCAGCAGTGAGGGGCGCTAGAGGGCTTTTAATAGACCAATTTTACAATCTTCCCCCAGAAGAGCAGCTAGCTGCTGCGAAAGATTTGGGCTTGTCAGTTGCCTTCTCAGCAATCCCTTTCGGGCAGGGTCCAGTCAGGAACCTGTTTACGAAGTTCAAAGGCCGCGAAGAGGCGTTGAAGTATCTAGTCAATTTACGAGCGGGTGTTCAGGGAACGATTGACGAAGCAGCAAAGATGGGCTTCAAATTGACCCCAGCAGAGGCAGCAGATGTTGCTTCTGGTGCTTTGGGTGTTCAGCTTCAGTATTTTCTAAGCCGCCAACCGCAGATCGTTAGAATCCAACAGATGTATGGTTCTCGTGCTCAAAAAGCGCGAGAAGCGATAAATGTTTTTGCCGACTCAATAGGCTCTCTTGCAAGCAAATCATTTGGCTCTCCCGCAGAGCGAGTAGCTGCTGCTGCTAAAGAGGCGATGAAAGAGTTGACGCGGCGTCGGACAGATCGGGCGACAAAATTATATAACATCATTCGCGAAAACCCTGAGCAGGTTCCAGTTGACACTTCAGATTTAGTAGCGAGATTAGATCAAGTTATCGCAAACACTAAAGCACCAGAGTCCACACGAGACGCCGCTACTGCTTTCCGACGCGCTCTTATGGAAGTTAAAATTGAAGAGCGGCCAATTTTGGACGCACAAGGTCTCCCCAAGATTGGAAATCAAGGCGAAGTTTTGATGCAAGAGGTCGAAGTAGAAGTGCCTCTGACCAACATCATGGATATCCATGACCGAAGAACAACGGACATGGAAAAAGTTGTAAAAGATAGTCTAGGAACTACGGACGCGCCGTTGGTTATCGGGTTTCGCGAAGAAGTCACAAAACTACTCAAAGAAGCAGACCCGCTGTATGACTTAGCCAATCGGGTATTTGATCCAACCAAACCAAACTTGCAAGCAACTGAGCGGTCTGCGATTGGTCGAATGTCCAAAATTTTTGAGGGTGCCGACAAAAGCGTTGCCAAATCGATCAAAGAAATTTTCGACCCCGACATATCTGTGCGATCCATGCGGAACGCCAAAAGAGTCCTTCAGGCTCAAGACCCTGAAGTATGGCAGGACGTTAAAAAGTTTTACATCAACGATAAGCTTGATCAATTTACAAAGGTACAGACTGTCGAACAAGGCGTACCCGGCTTCCAAAGATTTTTCGCAGCTCCAAAAAACAAAGCCATGATGCAAGAGCTATTGGAGCCAGAAGAATTTGAAACTTTTGAGAAAATGCTTGGTTTCATGGATAGAGCTTTCAATCTGGTGCCTCGTGGTAGCTCCCAGACTCAACCATTTACTGCTTTGGAAGAAACTTTGGGCGCTCAAGCCGCAGGGATCTCTGATGACGCGAAAAAAATATTGTTGACAGCGTTACGAACTGGGCCACGAGTTTACACTGGTCAAGTCGGTGATGAGTATTTGAAGAGATTGGCTCAAAAGCAACGCGAGGCGTATTACGATAAATTGGTAAGTGTGTTGTTAGACGACCCAAAATCCGACGAATTGTTTGAAGACGCTTTTTCGATTTTGAACAACAAAGAATTCCAGAAAAGTATTGGAGCGATGCGGTTTAGGGGTCAAGCTGGGTTACGCGCAGGAGAAGCTGGAATTGAAAAATTTCAAGAAGAAACTTCTGGGCGGCAAGAGTATGAAGCGACGCCTGAAGATCTTGACCGAATGACGAGAGAGTTGGAGCAAATGCAACCCCCACAATCCTCCATCGACATGCCGATCTTCGAGGATCTTCCTGTAACACCAGCAGCACCAATGGGTGACCCATCACTGCTTGGGCCGACTGTACTGCCACGCGCTGCTGATCGAGAGATCGCAGCTAGGCGGTCAGGTATCGCTGGACTGGTTTAGATCTTCTCGATTTCTATCTCTGCGGGTCGAGCGACGATCATCGCGCCTGCGACGTTATAATCGAAGTCATAGCCCATGTTGACCTCGTCATCGATCTCAATCATGAGGTTGCGGCTCATAAGGCGCAGGAGAGCCGCCTGTTGGTGCAAAGTCATACGGGCGAACAACTCTAGCACTTCGGTTGCTTCAAGCACTGGGCGGTAACTCTGAGGGACTGACGCCTCTTTTTTAAACAGCTTCATGGTCTGCTGTAGGCCCGTTCTTCATCCATCTCCTCGAGCTGCTTTTCTCGCGCGATCTTGTCTTTCTCCCGATTGATAAGACGCTTCAAAGCTTCAATCTTCGTCCAGCCACGCTCTTCACAAATGTTATCCAAAGTGTCGAACGTCTCGTCATCCACCGCCAAGCTGCGTCGAGGACTACGGCCTTGTGCGTTGGTCTCAGGCGATATTTCTGTTTGTGCCATGGGTCAAATCTCTACTCATTTGTGTTAAATTGTATGCCTGTTTGCAAACATTAGCAACTCTATGTATCAGCTCAAAAATTACATGCTTTCAATTCAAAGTCATTGGATGGTCAACCAACCGTTGTACACGTCGGTTCAAGAGACACTGCCTGAGATTGCGAGATACCGCGCGCAGCAGGGACGTGAGGATCTGCGCCGACTGCCGGTGATGGACCACGTCAAGAAAAGCTTCGATGGCGTGTTCAAGGTTCCGCTCTTTCGCCGGCAGTTCTGCAAAATGTTGGTAGAAGAGATCGACCACATGAAAAAAGAAATACCGTTTGAGCCGAATGACCAAGAGGATGTGCTGCGTCAGATCCCTGAAATCGTCCTAAGAGAGCATGTTCCAGAACTGTATAGGTCTATGTGGTTTGTCGTGCAAAACGTCCTGAATCCGATATTTTGGGCCTTATATCAGCGTAATTGTGCGGACATTGCGTCGATCCAGATTGCCAACTACAACATCAAAGACAAAAAGCAGGGCGCTTGGCATCACGATCACTCGTCCGATATCTCAGTCGTTGTGCCGCTCAACACTAACGATTACAAAGGCGGCGGCACTGAGTTCCACAATTACGGGGTACTGAACCCGTTACCCACCGGCCACGCGCTGATCTTCCCAAGCTTTACTAACCTGCATCGAGGACTGCCCGTTGAGTCTGGTGACCGCTACCTATTAGTGTTTTGGCTGTACGACCAAGCGCGAATCATTGATAACGCTGAGCTTTGGTCCCAATAAAATAGTTACAACTAGTTACAAATAGTTGTAGACACAGGGGTCACTTTTTGGCATTATATCTGTGTCGGGCAATGAGGCTCGACGCAAACGGAGAAGATGATGGAAGACCAAAACTACAAAATTGGGCAAAGGGTGGTTCTCAACTGCAAAAACTTCGTTTCGCCTAGCAATTTAGACGATGACGGTTGGTTCCCCGTGTATGGAACAATCACGGGCTTCACCAAAAAAAGAATCAAGGCGATCAACGAAATCAGAGACACCGAAGGATTCTACAGCCCTGACAATGTCAGGGCGATCTAAACTCCAACTGACGAGGCTGGATGGTAACCAGCCGAAACGCCGCAAGGCGTCTTGGAAAACCAACTAAGGAAAAGATGATGAGTGCATATTTAGTAAACGCGGACCACATAGCTGAGATTGTGAAGTTCGCCCAAAACAACAAGTTCAATCACGCTTACAATTGTTCGACCAAAAGCCCGATAGACACCGATCCGAAAAAATTGGTTGCTCTGCTTGCTCAAGCAAACATCGACAGCTTGGTTGCAAGGTACGGCGAAAACACAATCGATTTCGATGAGTTCATCTTTATCGAAGAATGCCTGTCAAACCTGAAGTACAGCACAGACGGTTTCAGTCAAAGCTTGATTAGTGGCGTCGGATGCTGCCAGCTCGGAGCCGACGATATCTACAACATGATCAAGTGCTGGGAGTATCAGTCTTGCGAGGTCGATAACTGGTTTGAGACAGACGCTTACTGGGTGAGTGTTTACCTCAAAGACATAGCCGCAAGCAAACTGGCTGAGAACGCCAAGGTCAAGTGGGAGTTCATAAACAATGGGGAGGCCGCGTAAGCGGCTCGGAGGAAGACGTGGATAATTTTCGAGCGATAGGAATAGCTGAGGGTTTTGTCGAGGCTGAGAACGAAGACCAAGTAATCGAAGCGTGGCAGCACTTGGTCGAAACTGGCTTGGCTTGGAATCTGCAAGGATGGTTCGGTCGAACCGCTCAACACTTGATTCAAGAAGGAGTCATCAACCCGCCTGATGTTACATAAAGTTGCAACTAGTTGTAGACACCAAGGGTTATTTTTGAGATACTTTCCTTGTCGGGTAATGGTGCTCGACAAGAACGGAGAAGATGACGTAATGAAAATCTGGAACGACATCAAAGTAACTTGGAATCGCGAGTACCGATATTGGGAGATTAAGGGCGACAACGTGGAGCGAGATTCTTGGGAATGGTTAGGCCATAGCGACTTAAAGAAACACGCTGTCGAAGACGCAATGATTTACGCATTCGATACTGCGTGTGGTCCAGCTCGAGGTAAGCGAGTTTTAATTTATACCCAGAAGGGCAACCTCGCCAAAACAATAGAGGCCGCGTAAGCGGCCCTAACTAGGAGAAGATGATGAACGATATCGCACACGCTGATGAAGCAATACGCTGGGCGAAATGGGTTGCGCCCTACTATGACCATCTTGGATCTTTATCCAAAACTCATCTAGTGAGTGATGACGGCAAGACTACGCTTTGCGGTAGACAAGTTCCTTCAGAAGCAGACGCCTACGAAATTGAAGGCGACAGCATCTGGGCAGCAGATTGCAAGCGGTGCTTAGCTAAACAAAATGAAGCCGCATAAGCGGCATAAGGAGAAGATGATGAAAACAGAAGACCTATTGGAAATCGCAAACTCGCTCAGCAATGACGACCTGTGTCACTTGATAAACATGGTGTCTGATCGCT